AAATCCGTCAAAAATTACTTAAACACATCAGAAACTTTTTCGGCCGCTTTAAGCCTCATTTCGTCCGTATAATGCACATATGTATTAATAACGGTAGAGACGTTATCGCCTAAAAGACTGGCGACGGTTTTAATATCGGTGCCGTTAGCTAACAGCGTGGTAGCGTATGTATGGCGAAAATCATGGATGGTTTTGTCTTTTACAACACGGCGAATAGTTCGGTTAATAGCTGCCGATTCAGAAATGTTTTCGGGAAACAGCCGGTTATTTTTAGAGTGAATGCGGTAATCTTTAAGGACTTTCACCAAAGAAGGCGGCATCGGAAGCACTCGGTAACTACCCTTGGTTTTAAGAGGACCAATGCGGCACTCGGCTTTACTGATGCGGACAAATTGTTTGTTAATGCTGATAGTGTTATCGGTAAAATTTACATCATCCCAGGTGATCCCCAGAATTTCACCATATCGACAGCCGGTATAACGAGCCACGCAAATAAGAGTATAGCAATACAAGGAAGTCTCTCTTAGATAAGAAAAGAGCGCATTTATTTCCTCTTCGCTAAACGTCTTTACCTTACGGGTTGCAGTTTTAACACGTTCGATTGAATCACAAGGGTTATGAGTGATGATCCCGTAAGGACGCCTGGCGTAATTAAAAATCGTCCGCAACCTGACTAAATACATATTACGGGTACCGGGCGAAAGTTTGCGGTCGTTAAAAATCCGAATGATTTGGGCGTGAGTTATCTCTCGGATAGGAAGCGGTGCAATTTCGGAGAAAAATTGAATAGCGAGCCGATAAGAAGAGCGGGTGTTATATGTTAAATTCACCCGCTCTTCAAGATACAAAGATAAGAAATCCCGGAGTGTAATGGTTTTTAAATCCTCCGGAATAAACGCGGAGATCGTATTTTTTAATTCCTCTATTATATCTTGTCCATATTCTTTGGCCGCGCGACGAGTCTCAAATCCCTGTTTTGATTTTTGACGCCATTTTTTGCCGTCTTTATACGAAACAACGACTTGGTAGCCGCCATCTTTCTTTCGTATCGTAATGTTTGCCTGCACCTTATCACACCCAAATAAAAGAAAAGACCCGTCCTGGTGCGCTAGTGCCTTGCGGCATAAGAAGCGTGACGGGTACATTAACAACATCCTATCACACAAGAGAACAAAAAACCAATCAATAACTATACAAAAATTACAACCGGTCAATGTTTTTCGATACTGTATTCAAGATAACACATTTATAAATATCTAAAAGCGCAAGAAACTTGTTCAAGAATGAGGCGTGAAGAAAAAGAATAAATAAACTAGGGTTCACAGCACAAGGAACATACGCTTGATAAATATCAGAAACAACGTTTAAGTGTGCGTCGATATCAGCATGAGATAAGAAATCAAAATAATACTTCGCAAATTGCTGCCGGCCGTCAACAACGCCAAATTTGTGCTTAAAGATATCAATAATGCATTTTTCATGAAACCGAAATAAAAAGTGATCTTTAGGTGCGTCGTGTTCACGGAGATAAATAATTAAAAGATAATGGAATGCTATAGCCGAAACATATGAATACGCAGTGGCGGACTTAGAATTATGAAATGAATTGTTATAATCATCCTCAGAACTAAGTGATAAACCTAAAATAAAATACTCCAAATCATTAACATCATAGTTTTTAGAGTGTAACTTCCGACGAAAACGAAAAGAACCATATACACCTCTAAAAAAACGATAAAAAGTAAACCTAGGCATTTTATGAACACCTTCTTATAGTTTATTTATATAACAAGCCGTACCCGCAAAAACCTCTAATAATTCTAATACTCGCTCAGTAGTAAGCAACTTTTCTTCTCGTATTCCGTCTATCATATCGGCATTATTTCGCAAACACGTATGTGCAATTAAAAGAAACGCAAACTTATTCGCTTCAAGCTCTTGCCGGCCTACTTTCTCCGGATTCTCCTTACGAGGGACAACATCAAAACCCAAAACCCTATGTTGCACATGGCCAAGAACGGCATGTCCAAGCTCGTGGGCAATAACGACACTTTGTGCATTAAAATCAAGATACATTAACATAAATAACATTATGCCCAAACACACAAAGAGATAAACCCTTTGGCATGTCGGGGATTATCACCTTCTTTACACTTATTTTCAAACACCGGCACAATTCGACAGGGTTATTCGTGCCGTACTCACGAATTAAATCCAGCACAACCGGCAACATACGTTTCACGATTCATCCTCCAGGGCTGCCTGAATTAGTCGTTCAAGCAATTCTTTTTTTATAGGCTTGCCTCCGTAAGTGCAGTAGGAAGCAGACTTTAGCACGTCTTTAAGATCGGTTTGTGCCGAAAAGCTGCTACTCTCAAAATCATAACCAAGAAGCCACGCCGGGCTTACCGACAAAGCACTGGCAATTAGAGCCACCTTATCCTGTTTAGGGACATACTTACCGGTTAAATAATCAGAAATAGATGAAGTTCTTAGGCCCGTAAGTCTTGATAAGTCAGCTTGACTAATAGACCGCTCGGACATAATTTGCCGCAATCGCTCGATAAATGTATTCATAAAAAACCTTCCAATCCGCGAACGAAACAAACTATATAAGTAGTATATACGGAAAAGCGTATCACATCAATATAAAATAAAAAAGATTATACGGAAAACCATTTACAAAAATACATATGTGTGATATATTTGTAACAACATGGAAAACCGTGCAAAAGGGGTGAGAAAAATGGAAAAATTCAATTATGCAAAATTAAGAGGTTTTATTGCAGAACACTTTGTAACCCATAGCAATTTTGCCAAATTCTTAGGAATCGGCACCACAGCCCTGTCCGAAAGAATGCAAAACAAGGTCCCTTTCACGCAAAGGGAGATTGCAAAAGTGGCTAGAGAGGCAACCGGCAAGAAACTTTCGGCCAAAGAAATAGAGACTCTTTTTTTTACATATTAAGCACGGAAAACCGTGCAATATAAGAAAGGAAAATAAAAATGGATATATGGACAGTAAACAAGCTAGAACAAATGAGCATAGACCCTAGCACCGCATGTAAGGAATGCGGCTACGACAACGGAATCGACAACGGCTACGGACAGGGACCGTGCGGACAAGCCCACTGCTGGCTAACTTTATATGACGATGACGAGGAGGCCTAATAATGTGAAAACAAAAAAGGATGTCATGTCTGTAAAAGACGTGGCAGGATACTACGGAGTATCCCAATCAGCCGTATATAGGCTAAGAGACGAAAATAAACTGCACCAATTACCACTACCGGGTGTAAAGTTCGGCCGCCAAGAAGTAGAAGCCCTAGCCGGTATCGAATGGGAATATTCGGCAACCGGCTACAGAAGGCTAAAGGAAGAAAACAGCCGCCTGGAAGCGGAGAACGAAAACCTTAAAAAGAAAATTAAAAAAATCACCAGTGAGCTACTGGTGATAAGCGGAGAGATTTAGGAGGGATACAAAATGATGCCGGAAGAAAAAGAAATGATGCGGCTTGTTGTAGAACAAGACCAAAAACAAAAGGCGATCATAGTGGCAGCCTTTGAACGAGTCCTTTGTATGGCTGGGGAAGAATGCACGCTAACCTACGATCCTGCCGAATGGACCGTCACTATTAAATGGCCGTCAGGATACGAGAAGGTCGTAAATATAGCCGCCGACAGCCATACGGCCATGCTATACGACATATTAAAACAAGGATTTTTTAAATAGGAGGTAAACATGGAACCTTTAAAAATCAAAATTAAAAAGACGCATCCCGAAGCACAAATCCCTTTAATTACGCAAGGAAACGCATGTTTTGACTTCTATGCCATTGAAGACACGGCAGTAAAATCGATATACCTTTCTACGGCAACTTTCGTCCGAACAGGGCTTTCATTCGAAATCCCGGAAGGTTATCACATGAAGCTCTTCATGAGAAGCTCTCAAGGAGCAAAGACAAAATTCTACCTAGCCAATTGTGTTGGAATTGTAGATAGCAGCTACCGGGGCGAAGTCATGGGAATATTTAAAATCACAGCCGGAAGACGAATTAAAAAATACATTCATAAAGGCGAACGATTCATGCAGGGGCTTATTGAAAAGAATATTCCCGTAGAGTTCGAAGAAGCAAATGAATTAAGCCGAACCGATCGCGGTGAAGGCGGATTCGGAAGTACCGGCAAATGATGACAAAAGGCATGTACACCAGTAACAGCGAAGAGTGGGGTACACCTCAAGAGCTTTTTAACAGGCTAAACAAGGAGTTTAATTTTACGCTCGATATATGCGCGAGCAAAGAAAACACAAAATGCCCTAAATACTACACCAAAGAAGAAGATGCCCTAAAACAAGAATGGGGGG